AGGAAACCGTGGTTCCTTACAAGATCATGAGTTTTGATATTGAGGCCGGCAGTAGTCACGGCGATTTCCCTTTGCCCAAGAAAACATACAAGCGTTTGGCAATGAACATGATTGACGAACTAATTAAGAACGGAATATGCGACAAGGCTATTGCGAGTCAATTGTTCAAATCCATGATCTTAAATGCGTTTGGATTCTTGAGTGGATCTATGGACGCGGTTTATCCCAAATCGGGCAAGCAAGATCGCAGACAGATAGAGGCAATGACTGATTATGTATTAAAAACCTCTTTCAATGAGGCCACAAGCAAGCAGACCGTAGAGTCTGCGCGTCTATTAACCTTGGATTCCATGTTTGAGAAGATGAAATCCGCCAGCAAGTTTATGGCTACAACAGACGAAGTAGAAGTTGAAGCGGATGACGATGAGGAAGAGGAGGAATGTGAACCATTGGAAGATGATGCTGATTCTGAAGAAGAGGATGCTAAAGCATTAGAGAAAGTACCGGATGCTAAAGCATTAGAAATCATAATAAAAAAGAAACCCGTTTCTAAAATAACTATCATTGATATCTTGTTAAATGACAAATATGATCGCGACGAGAAAATCAAGCAATTAGATGAATTGCTAACTATAACATTTCCTCCATTGGAGGGTGACCCCGTAACAATGATTGGATCCACGTTTTTGAGATATGGAGACACGGAGCCGTATTTGAACCATTGCGTTACACTTGGTGGGTGTGCGCCGATTGAAGGTGCAACGATAGAGGCCGTGCCAATTGTCAATGGAAACAAAGTAGATGCAGAACGCGAAGTGCTTATGCGATGGAAAAACCTGGTTTTAAGAGAAGATCCGGATATTATAATTGGATACAACATTTTCGGCTTTGATTATGAATTCATGTTTCGTCGCGCGGAGGAGACACATTGCGCGGATGAGTTCCTACAATTATCTAGGAAGACGGGCGAGTTTTGCGGAAAACGCGACCACAATGATGCGTCGGCGATAGACATTGAACACACAAAGATCGCAATTGCTAGTGGTGAATACGATTTGCGATACATCAACATGAGCGGCCGATTGCAAGTGGATATGTACAACTATTTCCGCCGTAATTTCAACTTGTCCTCCTATAAGTTGGATGACGTCGCCTCCCAGAATATTAGCGACGATGTGTCCAAAACCGTCAATATAATTCACCCTACATTTGGTGAATGCACCGAGTTGCATACCAAGAATTTGACGGGGTTGCATGTGGGCGATTTCATCCATATTGAATTGAGTTCATTCACATCCGATTATTACATGAGCGGCAAGAAGTTTACTGTTTTGGAATTAGATATTGCTTCGCAATCAAAAACAATCCTTGTCGCAGGTCATCACGAAAACTCTATAGACAAGACAAAAAAGATCCGTTGGACAATGACAAAGGATGATGTCACGCCACAAGACATATTCCGGATGAGTAATGGCACAGACACGGAACGCGCTGTAGTAGCCAAATATTGTATTCAGGATTGCAACTTGGTCCATCATTTGATGCGCAAGATAGATGTTTTGACCGAATATATGGAGATGGCAAATTTGTGTTCTGTCCCCATAAATTTCCTAGTATTCCGCGGACAAGGCATTAAACTGACTAGTTTCGTGGCTAAAAAATGCATGGAAAAAGGGTATCTGATGCCCGACCTGGAAAAGGTGAAATCCGACGGAGGATATGAAGGCGCCATTGTTCTACCTCCCAAAACCAAGATCTACATTGATGAGCCAGTGGCTTGCGTGGATTATTCGTCGCTTTACCCTTCATCCATGATCAGTCAGAATTATTGCCATAGTAGTAAGGTCTGGGCAAAAGAGTATGATTTGACGGGCAAATTGGTTAAAGAAGAGGGCGAGAAGGACAAGAAAGGCAACTACATTTATTACGGACTTCCCAACTACGATTATGTAGAGATAGAATTTGACACATTTGAATGGCGGCGTAATCCGGAGCGGCCAGCGGCGAAGGCGGTTAAGACCAAGGTGGGGAAACGCGTAGTCTGCTGGGCGCAGTTACCAAACGAAGAAAAGTCGGTGATGCCGTCTATTCTGATGGAATTGTTAAAGGCGCGTGAGGAGACTAAGAAGAAGTCTAAGAAAGCGGCGGCGACAGATCCGTTCATGGCGAATATATTAGACAAGCGTCAATTGGCATACAAAGTGACTGCAAATTCGCTCTACGGTCAATGCGGCGCGCGCACATCCACCTTTTATGAGAAGGACGTGGCGGCATCAACCACTGCGAGTGGTCGTTTGTCCATCATTTATGCCCGAGAAATTGTAGAGGAAATTTACAAGAATCGGATCTGCAATACTAAGAAGCATGGTCCAGTTATGACTAATGCTGAATATGTGTATGGCGACACGGACTCGGTGTTCTTCATATTCAATCTGACAAACAAGGACACGGGTGAAAAGATCATCGGCAAAGATGCGCTAGAAATCACCATAGAACTGGCTCAAGAAGCCGCGTATTATTCCACAATGTTCTTAAAACCGCCGATGAATTTGGCGTATGAGAAAACGCTGATGCCGTTTGCCCTACTATCAAAGAAGAGATATGTGGGGATCCTTTATGAAGAGGACCCCAACAAGGGCAAGCTCAAATACATGGGATTGTCTTTGAAACGCCGCGATTCGTGCGACTATTTGAAAGACACTTATGGTCAAATTATCAACCTTGTGATGAAGGGCGGAAACGTGATGGAAGCGATCAAGTATTTGGACAGCAGTTTGACGAGTTTGATTGCAGGTGCGGTGCCGACGGACAAGTTGGAAATAACCAAGGCGTTGCGCGGATATTACAAGAACCCACAGCAAATAGCGCACCGAGTATTGGCGGACCGAATCGGACAACGCGATCCGGGAAATATGCCGAAGCCGGGCGATCGCATGAAATTCATTCATGTTGTGACGAGCAATAAAAAGGCGCTTCAGGGGGAGAAGATAGAGACGCCGGAATTCATTATTCAGGCGAAGCTGAAGATAGATTATGATTTCTATATTACCAATCAACTGTTAAAGCCGATTTGCCAGTTCATGGGATTGGCGTTGGAACAGATCTGGAAAAATCAAGGGAAGTGGTCGGCGATCAAGAAGTTCAATGATGAATTGAAGGAGATAGAGAAAGATAATCCGGACTTTGAATTGTTTATAAAGAAGAAGGAGAAGTTCTGTTCGGAGAAAGTTAAGGCGCTTTTGTTTGACAAGTATTTGCTACAAATCAAGAATGATAAAAATAGGAATCAGCCGATCACGAATTTCTTTACAAAGAAGTAGATGAAAATAAAATGATAAATGATAAATAATGATTCAATAGAGAATTTTGCATCTATTAATTAAAATAAAACATTTTAAAAAATCTCTATTGCATAAAAATTAAAATAAAGAATAATAAAAATTAAATCATTTTTATTATTTTATACCGGTGAAGATTTAAAATGGGACACCCCGCAGGGGTGTCATTTCAAATCGTTACCGATACCGCGCCATTTAAAGAATTAAAATGTCCCATTTTAATTCTTCAATGGTGTAAACCTCCTATTTATTTTTGATAAACCCTGCAATACCATTTACATTTAATGAAAAAAGGCAACCATAATCTTCTTTGAAGTATTTCTCTTGTCTAAACAAATCCCGAATATATTTCACTATATAGACTTTATCTGTCACAAAAACCTTTTTCCAAAAGCTGTCATCCACCGTAAAATCCGTGATCAAAATATCCATCATCAGCAATTCATGGATTTGCGCATTTAAAATGCGCAAAGGGGAAAGGATGCCTTTGGCATCCGACTGTCGCGCCGAAGGCGTAATAGATCCGCGCACTAAATTTGTTTGTTACGACGAGTTGCTTGTTTTCTACCACCTTTACTCCCTTTACTTCCATTGCTTTTTTTACTTGTCCATTTTTTTATCAACAAATCCACACGACTGGGATTTCGTTTTCTATAACTAGCTATGTGTGCGTTTGCTTCTTCTTCTTTTATTCTCCATTCTTCTTCTTTTCTTATTCTAGATTCTTCTTCTTCTCTTTTTTTCCTAGATTCTTCTTCTTCTCTTTTTTTCCTAGATTCTTCTTCTTCTTTTTTTTTTCTTAATTCATCTTCTTTTTTTCTTCTAGATTCTTCTTCTCTTTCTCTTCTTATTCTAGATTCTTCTTTTCTTTTTTGGATTGTGCTTATTCTTTTAGATTCTTCTTCTTCTTTTGCTTTTCTTTCTGCTTCTTTTGCTTTAAATTTTTCTTGTTTTTCTTGTTTTTCTTTTAAATACTTGTTATATGCTTTTATTTCTTCACTAGTTAATGTGTCTTCAATATTTAATCCTTCTTTTTTTGCTTTTACTATTTTTTCAATTATTATTGCCAATTGTTTTTCACTAGGCGGTAGGGGTGGAGGCAAAGGAGGCGTTGAACATTTTTTACTGTTACCACTGTTACCACAATTGCCGCCACCACATTTTTTAGCAAAATGTTTATTTTTGTGCATTTTAAATAGGAATTTATTATACATATACCTTAGACAAAATTATTTTATATTAGGATATAGAAATAATCCGTCATTCTTCTATATTATTATTTAAAACAATGAAAATTTCAAAGAAACAATACTCCGAAAATGGATATACAGGATTGAACAATTTGGGAAATACGTGTTTTTTAAATTCATGTTTGCAGGCTCTATCGCACACGTATGAATTACATGGCGTTCTCAACAAACAAATCGTGGCCGATCGCATGGCCATGTCTAAACATCCGCATGATGTCAGAATCTTCCAAGAATGGAAAGAATTGTCGGAGACTATGTGGTCCGGCAATGGCGTGGTAAAACCGCTAAAATTTGTCTCGGCAGTTCAGCAGGTAGCAAATCACAAAGACATTGAGATATTCACCGGATGGGCGCAAAACGACGTGACCGAGTTCTTAAGATTTATAATTAATTGTTTCCACACAAGCATATCACGAAACGTGAAAGTAAATATTGTAGGAAATCCAGAGTCCAATTTGGACCATTTGGCGGTAAAATGTTACGAAATGTTGCGTGAAAATTTCAGCAAAGAGTATTCAGAAATACAGGATCTTTTTTACGGAATCATGGTATCGGAAATTAAAGGCGCAAGAGAAATCCATTCTTTGAAGCCGGAGCAGTATTTTATATTGGATTTGCCCATACCTGATATTGATAGACCAATTAACATATATGATTGTTTGAATGAATTTTGTAAAGAGGAATTAATGACGGGGGACAATCAATGGCATAATGAGAAAACCGGCCTAAAAGAAGACGTGACAAAGAGGATGCGGTTTTGGAATTTTCCCAAAATCCTAGTCATAACCTTGAAAAGATTCACGGTTTTGCGCAATCGCATAGAAAAAAAACCGGATCTGGTGGATTTTCCTTTGACCGGTTTAGACCTCTCCAAATATGTAGAGGATTATTCGCCGAATAAATACATATATGATTTGTATGGAATTTGCAATCATATGGGATCTACGAATGGAGGGCATTATACGGCATTTGTGAAGAATTGTGAGAACAAATGGATCCATTACAATGATGAGTCTGTTGGATTAATTGAAAATTCTTTGCAAGTTGTTACACCTATGGCATATTGTTTCTTTTACCGGATAAGAAGCAAATAATAATAATATTATAATCTAATATATAGCGGATTATAATATGTCATCAGAAACTACGCCATCAGCTACTACGCCATCAGCTACTACGCCATCAGCTACTACGCCATCGGCTACTACGCCATCGGCTACTACAGAGCCATCAGCTACTACGCCATCAGCTACTACAGAGCCAACAAATGAAACTAAATCAGACAATTATTATGACAATCAGACAATGATGATGACAATTGCATTTTTAGGAGTATATTTTTCTATTTTTGCTATTTTAAGTATGTTTGGAATAAGAGGATTAATAGTGGACGTGGTAGTATTAATAGTAGTTTTAATGTTATTAGCATTGCATTTTTTTTCACTAGATCAAGCGGAAAAAGATAGTTATTTCACAGATTTGGCAAAAGGAACGCGAGATTATTTCAATAATGCTTATTCAATTTTAGAAGTAGTAATTTTCATAGCATTGTTTTATTTGGGAACCTACATTTTAAAAATTCCCATGGATTCTGAAAAACCAATTTCTATTAGTGTATTGGAATCAAAGGCGTTTTTGTGGTTGATACTGTTGGTTTTTGTTCAGTTTTTCAAAATATTCTTGGGAATTAGAATTGTAGATATGATTTATTATATGAATTTTAGTAGTTTATCTACAAAAGACGAATCCAAATTGTCAGACAACAAATTTTCAGAAGAATCTGGTGAAGAAGTGTTCAACATTTCAAACAACTTATACACATTTGATGACGCCAAATTGGTATGCGAGGCATTGGGTGCGCAATTGGCCGATTATGATCAAATAGAAGACGCTTATGAAAATGGCGCTGAGTGGACAAGTTATGGCTGGAGCAAAGACCAACACGCGTATTTTCCAACTCAAAAAACAACCTGGAACAAATTGCAATTGGTAAAAGGTCATGAACATGATTTAGGACGACCCGGCATAAATGGTGGTTATTTTGACAATCCGAATATTCGGTTTGGTGCCAATTGTTATGGAGTGAAACCAAAAATGACTGATGCCGAAAAGGCGTTGATGGAATCTCAAAAAAATCGCATTTATCCAAAATCACCCGAAGATATTTTGTTGGATGAGAAGGTGAATTTTTTCATGGAGAATAAAGATAAGTTGATGGTGATCAATTCGTATAATGATAAGAAATGGTCCAAATATTAATTTGCGCACCAAAGTGCGCAAATAATATCTCGCATCCGCCAAATACTAACATTCATGGCTTTGCCATGAATTGTTTGTATCCCTTCTCCCTTCGGGAGAACAAATATTAGGGCATCTCAGCGTAGCTGAGACATCCCCAATATCCCTGTTGCCAAAGGCAACACAAATACTAATGTTTTAGCGGCGTGGCCGTCAAAACATCTATATCCCTTCTCCCAAAGAGAGAACAAATACAAATACTACAAAGTATGTCTATTTCTTTTAACAAAAATTTTTATATTTTGATCCGACAATTTGCAAATATTTTGCATGATATAATTAACCACGTCGTTTCCCACAAAGGCATGTTCTCTTACATCAATCAATAAATTATGAAAATCACTCGCAACAAAAAACACAGAGTCTATTTCACCCTGTCTTTTTTTAAGTTCATTCGCAATTTGGCGAAAACATATGTCTATCATTTGTCGCGTAAACGCATTCAAGCAATGATAACATCCATATTTGCGTGAGCACACCGCTACCGGAAAACACCGTGCGCCATTCATTTTACTAATTTCCATGTAGCCAAAATCACCGTCAGTTGCATTAATTCGTTCTTCTACATCCACATAGATGAAAATAGCCGACGCAAATTTTGCCTGTTGAGACATCCACAAAATATTACCAATTTCATCATTTGATGAAAATTCAACTGCGATGATATTTGGCATTATCATAACAAATGCAAATAAAATAATATTAAGGTTTACTTTCTTCGCTCCCACCTCCTCCCAAAACCACTTCTTTGGGTTTATTTCGCATAAATATATTAACCGGTTCTTCTAAAATAGTTTGCGGATTATATTCAAGCCGGTGTCTAATGCACCAATTCACGCATTTTTGTATATGATTTTTTATATAAGAATCAATCTTCTCTGCACGGTATTTATTTTCTATTAAAGACAGCGTGTTGTATATATTCTCTATCTGGGTCTGGCCAATGATGGAATTGCATTCTTCAATCTTGTTGTATAAAAAAAGAGGAATATGGGTCTGTTTCAAAAACCCCGTGATAAAAGTATTAGGCGGTCTGTTTACTATTTTTTCCAAGGTCTTTTCAAATATGCTATAATAATTGACAGAGCTGCTATATTTGAACCCAACACACACAATGTATTTCTCAGAATTGGCATATCGGCTCGTGTTCGGTTTTATGATGTAAACCCTGTCATAAAATGAAGACAAAATGTAAATAATATCCGCGGTGGGTTTGTAGAAACAATCAAATATTTTTAAAATGAATGATCCGCCTTGACGCTGTAAGCAAACGGCATAGGCAATTTGGGCAAACAATAGCTCATGAATGACAATTTCTTGACTATTGAAATCAGAGCTGAAATCAAATCCGCCGTCGCCAGTAATTATATCCATGGAATTGCGATATTTAGAAACCACGTGGCGGAAATTCTCTATTTTTAGTATATTTCCTGTTCCATCGGCGCCCTTCTCCAAAATCACATTCTCATTGTTTTTAAGAAAAACCCGGGTTTTGCGCCACCCTGGCACCTCATCATTGGAAGCATCTTCTATTGTCATGCCGTAATACATGTCTTTGATATTCATTCCGGAATTGCTCCGATAATTACAGACGGCTTCAATGAAGCCGCCAGGGCCTTCCGCGAGTCCAAACATTTTAATGGGTAAATTAGTGCGATTCTTTGACCATTGGTTGTTACCAATAATATTAAAAGTATCTAATATTTCTAGCATTTTGAAATATGCGCGAGAAATTGGCCGGTATTTGCATACACCTGGCTTGTGTAAATTTCCATGAATGTATTCATATGGATTTGTGTACTTTTTGTAAATATCCCATTCGTCCCCGCACTTGCTGATTTTTTCTTTAATTTCGCACAAATATGTGTGGAGAGAAAATGACAAATACGGTTCAGGTTTTGTCGGGCTAAATAGACAATCTAGTGATTTCCATGGAGAACTTGAAATTGAGGGGAATGAAATATACGACATTGATTTATCTTAAACTACATAGTAAGAAATCAAATTTCTATGTAGTTTTGTTTTGTGAAATTGTGTGTTTAACGAAATTGCTGCTGCTGCTGCTGCTGCTGCGCCATCCCGTCGGCCGCATAACTAGCCGGATTCATGCAGGTAACTTGAGAAGGAAAAATTTGCCCCGACATACATTTGTCTTGCTCTCCGACTTCAATACATCCGCGTTTTCCGTCATATTCACCAACTAAACACCAATTTGTTTTATTGGCGGTTATGGGTTTTTGAATGGGGTTTCCGCTGGTTGACGGCGTAGGTTCTTTATAAGATGAATTTGATTGGACATTTAGGGCTCCGTCTAATCCGGCAACTGTGGCAGGATTTACATGTTGTCTACTTGCGTCTTTCATGATAGTTCCGACGGATTGAATGGAATCTTCTGCTAAATCCACGCCAGTTTTAGCAACAGTT